CCTGGTCCAGTTCGTTGATGCGCTTGCCGTTTTCAAAGGCTGCCAGCAACTGCGCCAGCTTCGCCTCCTGTTCTTGTGTAAATGCCATTTTAATTGCTATTTAATGGTTGTTTAATACTCGTTACTGTATATTTCATAATCCTCATCGCTTACCGCGCTTATACTGACTGCCTGGTAATTGGCTTCCGTCGCCTGTGTCGCCGAATAATTCTTGATTACGACTTTCGTAATGTCGAAAATGTCAAGGAATGCGCTGTAAACCTCCAAAGGCTTCTTTTCGTCCAGAAATTCACGGAGCTGACGCAGTTCCTCGTCCGGGTAGTCGTCCGTAATGACACCACCGCGCACCGCCTGAACGCCCACAACGATGTTGATGTTCCAGTCGCCCTCGTTTATGTATTCTTTCACGGTGCCGTCCCGTCCGGTCAGTGGCGTGCAGACAATGCGCCTTTCACGGCTCACAGCGGCCACTGCGTCCGATAGTTCCATTTCCGAACCGTCCTCCTTGCGGAAAGTCAGCGTACATAAGGCATAACGCCCCTCCCAATATGCGCGGTCGGTTATCGGGGTGCCCACCTCATGGGTGGTTATGTCCGCACCTCGACCCTCCCAGCTCGGTGCTTCTCCCGTGCGTCCGGGCTTGAACCTTACAAGCGACTTGGCGGCGAACTGCGCCGCGCCTACCGCCACAAATGATATGCTTACGGGTGATTTCATTCTGTTGCCAGTTGGGTATCATTGAGCGCACCCATTAAAGCCTCAAGCACTCGCTCCTTTATCTGCTCCGTGCCCTCGCTTATGGTTGCCGTGTGCAACTCTATGCGCTCGACAAGTTTCTCAATGTTAATGGTTACGTTGCGGATTTTACCGCTTCCGCTGTCGCCTGTTCCGCTGCCTGATGTGGTTACGGTATTCAGGCTCCCGGCTGTCGGATCAACGGTTGGAACAGCCACAGACGGAACGGCTGCACCTGTGCCATTGGGTGCGGTTTTCTTGCCTTTGGCTTTCTCCGCCGCCTCTTTCTTGGCGGCTTCGCTCATCTCTGCGTCGTATGCCTCATTGAATGCCGCGCCTATCTGCTTGCCGTAGTCGGAAAATCCGGCTTTCAGCTTGTTCAGTGCCGTGGATATTCCTGCGGCATCAAGGTTGAAAGCTGCCTTTATCAGGTCGCCGATAGCCCCGAAGGTCTGTCTCGCCATTTCACCTATTCCTGTAAAGCAGGCTTTGAAGGCTGCAAAAGTTCCTTTCAGCACCGCCCTGAACTTTGCCGAAGTGTTCCAGAAGTACACGCCTACGGCAATGAGGGCGGCTATGGCTGCCGCTATCCAGCCAATTATCGGAATGTTCATAATTGCTACCGACACGGCACGGCAAGCGGTCTTTGCAGTTGCGGCAAAGGTCGCAAAGGAAGTGGAGGCAACGGTGGAGAACGTAGCGGAAGCGGTGCCGCCGGTTATGAATGACAACACCAGTGCGCCAAGACCTTTGAGGGCGTTGAATATGCCCACCGTGGCGAAACGAAGCACCGCCAATGTGGCGCGTGTGATGTTTATCAGAAAGCCGTTGGAAACAAACTGCCCTGTGATTAGTTCACGGTTCATAAACGCCATTTGCACACGTGCGACATAAACTGAGTTTTTTATCCAAGTCCACATGCCTGCCCAGTTAAGGCCCTTAACCCACAGCATCAATTTGCCTAACAACATAATCAAAGGGGAAATTTGCGCCAATGGCATAGCGGCATTAAATGCGGCGCCAGCCCACAACGTCAAGTCGCCCGTAGCCTGAAAAAGAGAAATTTTAATATCCTCGATTTTCTGGTTTACAACCGCCTGACGCTCCGCATAACTCTGCATGATGATTGCAGCCTGGTCGGTGGCGCTGTTTGTCCCGGTTACTGCCTGCGTGAAGCCGTCCAACGCCTCTGTGCCCTGTATCAACGCACGAGCTGCATTGGCATTTTCCACACCGAAGAACTTTGACAGCAGGGCACTGTCGTTCAGCATGGGTTTCAGCATTTCGAGCCGCTCTTTAAGGCTCTTGCTGTTGTCTCCCAATGCCACCACATCGATGCCGGCCTTTTGCAGTTCCTCTAACGCCTGTTTCTCCACAAACCTGCCTTTTGAAAGCTGACCAAGCACATTGCGAAGGGCTACACCGCCCTCGCTGGCTTTCTTTCCGGCCTTGTCAAGCACCTGTATGGCTGCGTTGGTCTCCTCAAAGCTGACATTTGCCGCCTTGGCTGCCATTCCGCACTGCTGCAAGGCTGCCGATATGGCCGGAAGCTCTGCGGATCCTGCCTGTCCGGCTGCTGCCATTACGTTCATCATACGCGCCATTTCCTGGCTGGCTGCCGTCGGGTCTTCCAGGCTTACGCCGTACTGGTTCATCGCCGTTGTCAGAACCTGTGCGGCTGCAACACCGTCACCGCCCATCAGCTTGCTGGTGATTTGTATGCTTTCGCCCATGTCGCGCAGGGCTTCCGGATATTTACCCAGTTCAGGGCTCAACTGGGACAAAAGCAGTTTGTAACCCTCCACAGCAACACTGGCATCGGTCCCGAAGGTCTTTGCAGACTGACGGGCGAAGCCCTCAATCTGTTTAAGGCTGTCCCCGGTAACGCCTGCGACGGCGCTAAGGTCGTGCATATTGCGGTCAAGCGCTATGCCTGACACGCTGAATGCGTCGGTCGCCTGCTGCAAGCCGTCTATGGCATTTTTGACCAAATCAATACCGGCAAGCACCGAAGTAAGTTTACCGATGCTGTTCTGCGCACCGTCAACCTTGGCCGAAAAGTCCCCGGTCGCCGTGCTCATGCCGTTGATGGTGGCTGTGTAATTGCCGCCGATGTTGAAAATATAGTCAAAAACGTTAGCCATGTCGGATTTATTTATTACTTTTGCAATGTGTTACAGATACATGTTTCTTTTATGTTGAGTCTTTTACTTAAAATAATCGGTTACGGGATTTTAATTGGTGGCATGTTGGGCTTAGTGCTCTATATGATTGACCTATTCCGTTATGCCTTTTCCAAGAAAGGCTCAGGCCCGCTCCCTTGGTGGGTGTTCTGGAGACCTTAACTTTTCCCGCTCCCAAATAACGCCGATATCAGTTCAGCACGGTTTTGGTTGCGCCAGCGTTCAAGCCAAATGGCCTGCGCGTAGAGTGCCGCCCATTCTTCCTCTGTCTCCACCTCGTCGGGGTCTTTGTGAAGGTTTGCCCGTATCAAGGCGCAACCCTTGGCAAATGTGTCCTTGTCGTTATCATCTGCAAGGGTGTGCGCCTCTACAAGTTTTTTAGGCTGCCCATACAACCGTTAACCAGCTTGCCGAGCTGAACCTGCACGGCCATGAAAAGCACGGCATCCTCTTTCAGTTCCTCGCTTCCTCCCAGCCAACAGTTATTGAACATTACTTTACCGGCTTCCACCTCATCGGTCTTGGCAACTTTGGTAATGGCCTTGATTGTCGCAAAGTCCGGACGCTTGAAATAGCCTATATGGGTGTCCGCTCCGTCCACAATGTCCACACGGTAGACCTTGCGGTGCTTGTTCTTCCATGCCTCTACCTGTTCGGGCGTAACGCCCCCGTCAAATGTCTGCGCCTGCTGCGTCTTTTCCTTTTCCATATCGTTTAATTGCTGTTTAATCTGTTTTTATTGACTGCAAGTGGCCGTTAAGGTCGCATGCTCTTAACGGCCGCCTGCAAAGTTTCGGGTTACTGCTTGCTGCCCCAGTCTATGTGGGAAGGCACAAGCGGAAGCTCAACCTCCTGCCCGGTGTCGCCCTCTTTCCATTTACGGCTGTTGCCCGAGAACTGGCAGTTACGGATTTTGTCGGTAACTATCAGACCGCTGTCAGGCAGATACTGCACGATTATGTCAAAAGGCGTAAGGTCCTGCAACCTGCCGTTTGGTGCCTGCGCCTGGAGCGCCTGCACCTCCTCCTGATAAAGAATGAGCTTGCCGCTTGGGGTAATGCGCCCCTTGGCACGCCCCACAGGGTGGCGACCTGCGCCCCACTTGTTCACGACTTCCTGCTCATCGCCATACTCCACGCCTACAATGCCCGTTACAGGCACGCCGCCGATAAGGACTACCACATCGGCCCAGGCGCATAGCATGCCATTGACCAAAGGAATGCCGTTGTTTATTGTACTTGCCATTTGTCTTGTGTTTTGAGGTTATACGGTTTTGGCAAACCCTATCTTTATGTTGATATGGCGGATTACAGGGCTTGCCACATTCTTGATCACTATATCCACACGGCCGGTGCTCGCCACGTCCTGCTCGGGGTCTATCTCGGCTTTGTAGCCGCTGAGTTCACCGGCTCGCTCCATATCTTCGAGGGCAAGGTTGGCGACGTTTTCAAGGTGGCTGACGCTATAACTTGCCAGCTTGCCGCTCTCAGCGTCCACATAGACATTGCCGCCAAGTTCAGGGACAATGTAGGTACGGACACCACGCACGGCCTTGTCCATAGTGCGCACGCTCTCGATGGCTGCGTAGTCGCTGGTGGCTTCGTCCATTGTGTGGCTGTCGTTCAGATAGCTGCCGGTCTGCCCCGGCTGGGTAACAAAGAACAGGTAACGCGCCTTGTCCAGCTGTTCCACAAGCGCCTTGTCCAAATCCCTGAAAAGTGTGCCGTCCCCGAATGCAGGGACACTTATGCCGGTCGGGAACTCACGCACCCACGCAATGCACTGGTGAACCTTGGCACGGCTCAGAAGTCCCAGAACGGTACCCAGTCCGCTGACGCTGCTCTTGGCGGCGTTGTCCTTGTCCTTGTAGAGTGTCGCGCCGGTTCCGCTGCCTGCCTGACCGATTACCACGCTGACACGGCTCTTGCCTATACCTGCCGCCTCCTGCGTTATCTGTTTCACGTTCGCCACCTTTGGAGCGTAGAGGATTGACAACTCGGCTGCCTGGTCTGCAAGCGTGTCGCCGATGCCTTGCAGTGTCGTGATGTCGTCTGCGCTCATGTTGCGGTCGCCACACCATACGCCCATCTGTCTTATACGGCCGCCGGCAAAATTCTGCACGGTCTTCAATTCGGCAAAGGTGTAGGCATCACTCGCACCGCTCGGCTTTGCGAAAATGCCGACATACAGGCTGACCGCAGGATTGGTGCGGAAAATCTCGCTAAGGTGAAAGTGCAGCACCTTGACCGCCCAACTTGCCGCGTCGGCGGTAATGCCGGCCGCTTCGGCTGCGTCTATCGTGGAAAGTGCCTGCACCCTTTCTGTCTTGAAACTTTCCGGGGTTTCAGTGTCCGGCAAGTATGCCACAAAGCCTGTGATATGGTCCTCGCCTTGCAGTGTCTTGGGGACATTCCCGTTGGTTCTGTTGATGGTTAGTTTCGTGCTCATTCTGCCGTTACTTTTATAAGTTCCTTGTTTTTGAGGTTGGCGGCGTGCGCCTTTGCGTCGCCCTCAATAGGGAAACACTGCCCGTCGTCCGTAACCCATACCTGTTCCAGCTTGTGCATCTTGCACGCCTCACGCCCCACAGCTTTGAGCATTGACGGAGCATCTTCCTTGCTCGTTTTCTTCGTCTTGGACTTCGCTCCGCTCTTGGGTTCCTTACTCTCTGCCGTCGGGTTTACTTCGGCACTCGGTTGCTCTGTATTTTTAATTTCGTCTGCCATGTCATTTGTCATTTTTTGAGTTTATAAATTATCCACCCGGCTACCGCCAGAATGATTATCGCCACGCCCCACATGACGCCTTTTTTAATGCGTTCCCAAAGGCTCGGCGGCCGTTCCGCGATTACCACCGCCTCGGATAGTTCCCCGCCGCTGTAAACCTTGGTTTCCTCGGCTTCGGTTTTCTCCTCTGCGTGGCATGTCGTTACCTCGCGGCTTGTGCCGGTGCGGTCGGTGCGTTGCCTGATTCTGGCCTTTACAGGGTGTTCCCCGGTCTGAGGATTTGCTGGGGCTTCGGTATCGTAGATTTCAATCTCCGTAACCGTTACAGCCTCGACGGCTTCCTCATGGGTCTGCTCTTGCTCCTGCACGCTCTGCGTCTCCTCCTGCCGGGTTGTCGTCTCCTCGACCTGCGTCTCCACTTTGGTGCTTTTCAGCACTTGACGCTGGGAGGAGCAGCTCGTATTTAACAGGGCAGCGCTCAACATGAGGACAGCCCCAAATACGTTCCAACGCGGCATTAAGCCGTTGTACATCATTCCTTAACTTGTTTATTTCGCTCCTGAGCGGCGGTACTATCGACTGCATCAGGATGTCGGAAGCCTTGCGCACGTTTTCAAGCTCATGGCTTTTCACTTCCGCGATCTTGTCTTTCAGCTCCGCACGGAGTTTGCCGACTTCGACCTCATACTTCGCACGCTCAACTTTTCTTCCTATCCACGACCCCAAAGGGCCGGCTACCGCCGCTACAAACGCCGATACTATGATAGTGATTACTTCGCCGCTCATTCACGTTTCTATTGTTTTATGCCTATGGATTTCAGCCACTCCGACACTTCAAAGCTCGGGCAGTCCTTTATCCATTCGCTGGGTTCTATCTTTCCGTTATTGTTTCTGTCAGGGCTCAGGTCCCGGTGCCCTATGATTTTTACATCGGGGTGTCGTCTATGGAAGTCAAGCACATACTCGGCCATAGCCTTGCGCTGTGCCGCCGTCCTGGTGTCCTTGGGCTTCATCTGCCTGTCGCAACCACCGGCATACACTATATGCCTGCTCACGCTGTTATAGCCTGCTGCGCCGTTGGTGATTTCCCAAGGGTCCACGAATGCGTCCTCGTTGTTCTCGACAAGCCGCTCACGGGTACCGTCAAGCCTGAACAGGTCCGTATAGCCGACCTGCCGCCAGCCTCGCCCCTGTGGCTTCGGGCTTGTGTGCATGCGCCTGATGTCGGCGGCGCTCACGTCCCTGCCCTCAGGGGTGGCGGTGCAGTGGATTACCAGATATTTTAACTTCTGCTTTCCCATGCGGTTCTACGGTTAGGCGGTTGGTGCGCTCACGATTGCCGCACGGCTCTTTGTGTCAGTCAAAGGCAGGCAAATACCCCACTGGCGGAAGTTCACGAGGTTGCGGTGGTAGAGCGGGTCGTTCTTTGCGTCGCTGTGGTAGAAGTTCGTGGAACCGTATGCCTTCATCATGCGACCGGCATAGAATGCCACGGAAGCGCGGGCGTCGCCTGCCGCAACAGTTGCGCCCCAGGCTTTCTTTTTGCCTGTGCTCATGGTGTAGTACGGCGTGCCGTCATACTCGTAGATGTCAAAGCCGTACATGCGGCAAATCTTGCCCTCGGTCTGGTTGATGTTGTAATGCTCCTTGAACTTCTGCTCTGTCTCCAGCAGGTCATTAACGTGGTCGCTGCAAAGCACCAAAATACGGTCTTTCTGAGGTATGCCCATTTTGTCAAACTCTCGTTTGAGGGTCAGAAGGTCGCTGTACGTCATTTTCAGGCGTGTGCCGTCGCTTGCTCCGGTGGTCTTTATTACAGGCGCACCCTCCTTGTTCGCGTCCGGGGCGATTGCGTGGATTGCTTTCTGCGCTATCTTCTCACGCAGCGCATCGCGGTGGCGCTCCTGAACACTGGCCATCTTGTCGTAACTGATAGCGTGGAGCTCATCATCGGTTACAGGCGTAGCCTCGGTATCGAATTTGTCAAGGCTGATAGGTTTGTCTGCGTCCGTAAGGGCGGTAATGGCAAGCGGGTAACTTGTGTTGTTCACAAGCACGTTAGGGTCGCCGCCCATTTCCGTGAAGTGGATAACGTCATTTTCCACATACTGGTTATAGGAACGGATACGCTGCATCCAGCCCAACGCCTCAGGCGCCGTGCGGAAAGTCTTGATCATCTCGCCCGTCCAGATTTCAGTAAGGACGCCGGCGCGCATCGCACCGGCAGGGGCAAGCTGTCCAACGACAAGGGCCACGGCATTGCCCGCCACTGCTCCGATTCCGGCCGGCAAGCCCGCCGCTGTGGCAAGCACCGCACCGGAAGCGCTGTTGAAAGCTACCGCGCCCACAATCGCAAACAGGGCGCACATCACTTTTTTAAGAAAATTGCTTTTCGCGTTCATTGTTTCTCGTTTTAATAATTGTTGTTGTTCTGTTAGTCTTTTAGCTCCGGACACTCGACCCCATACTCCGCCTTGAAAAGTTCGGCATACTTCGCCGGGCTGTCCTTGCGCAGGTTCAAAAGTTCCTTTTCAGGCACTTCACTGAGTTTTGCATACTCCTTTGGCTGGGCACCGCTTCCGGGGGCGCTCTCCTTGCCAAGGTTGATTACCTCGTTGGGCTTCCTCTGTGGAGCCATGAGCTTCAGAGTGGCCGCCAGGCTTTCAAGACCTGCGGACTTGCCTAACGCAATGAAATGGTCGCGTGTCTCCGCCATAATTCGCTTTTCTGCAATGGCAGCATCAACCGCCGAAGTTACAGCCGCCAGCTGGATAGACTCCGCCTTGTCGGCTTTGGTTTTGAGCAAGCGAACCGAAGCCACCGCCTGCTCCTCGGTCGCCGTTTCGGGCAGGCCGAGCAGGGTTAAAATTTCCTTGTTCATTTTGTTTTTTATTTGTTTGTTATTGTCCTCGCCCTTGCTCTGTTCGGGGTCGGTGTTTGATTTCAAGATAGGCAGTGCCGGGTGTTCCTCGCCTGCCGCAAGGGTCAGTAGCTTGCCGGCCTGATAGAGTTGCAGGGCTTCGTCATTGCTGCCGATGTCCACTATGCTGACCTCTACAAGCTTGGAGCGCGTAACCGTGGCGCGGGTCTGCCCGTCAAACACCAAAGCCGGGTCGTCGCTTACCTCCAAAGGTTCAAGGCCGGCGGAAGCCATGCGCAAGAAACCGTTTTCCCATTTACTCTCTACCTGCTTGGCAAATGGGTCGTTTGCGTCAAATACAGGGGTACCTATAAGTTTGTCCCCCTCACGCCTCAGGTTTTCGATACGGCCAATGGGTCCGGCGGTGTCCTGATAACTCCGACGGTGCATCCAGAGCAGTACCGGGTTGCGCTTGTACTGCTCCAGGTCTATGCCTGCCGTAAGTATGCGCGTGCCGTAACTATTGACGGCTTCGGTGGATATGATTACTTCTTTCATTCGTCTAAAAAATAAAGCCGGGCACGCGTAACGCCGCAATGGTGTGGAGGGTGGTGTGCGCTCGGTGCACCGGCTTCGTTAGTCAATCTTTTTACCTTATCTGATTGTTGTTGCGGAGGTGGGATTTGAACCACACGACCTCGAGGGAATGAACCTCGCGAGCTACCGGGCTGCTCTACTCCGCGATGTACTTAAGCAGCGCAAAATTGCGGACATTCTGCAACGCTAACAAAAAGAGTGTAAAACTTTTACACTCTTTTTTACTGCGGCTCTTTTTTGAGCCAATTTTGCACCTGAAAAGCGTGCCACAAAGGGTGCGCTATACATCTAAAAAACTATTTTTGATATGAATGGCTACTAAAAAAGAACTTGAAAAGATGCGAGAACACGCGCGTCTGCTCTTTATGCAGGGCGAGCCCCAAAAGGTCATTGCCGAAAAGGTCGGAGTGTCCGCACAGACAATTACAAAGTGGGTAAACGACGGAGGCTGGCAGGCTGCGCGTTCCGCAGCGAATATCACGCGCCCAGAGCTCGTAAACAAGATTTTGAAAAGTATCGACGTACTTGTAGAGGACCTCGTGAACGAACCAAGCCCGGAAAAGACGGCCGCAGCCGCGGACAAACTTGTAAAGTTTTCCGCTACCATTGAAAGGCTTGACAAAAAGACTTCCGTAGTGGACGTTATAGAGGTGTTCATGGCTTTCAGCAAATGGCTGCAATACCGCATGAGCTTCGACCCGAATGTTACGCCCGAACTGATACAGACAATTAACAAATATCACGACCTGTTCATCAGTGAACAGCTGCAAAAAACTTTTTAGCACATGGCAACGAAAGCGGAAATAATAAAGGCACAGGAACGGTGGAAGCAGCACTGTGAGACCGTGCAGGCAGCGACTGCCGTAAACATAAACGAGACACAGGCGCAACGCCTTGCACGTATCAGACACCTGCGCACGGATTATGCCGCTTTTGTCGATTACTACTTCCCACACTGGACCATAAACCCGGAAACAGGGAAAGCAACACCATGCGCACCGTTCCACGTGTCAGCAGCCAACAAAATTTTGAAAGACCGGAACCTTAAAGCTGCTTTCCAGTGGCACCGTGGCGCTGCCAAATCTACCAATATGGACGTATTTGTCCCCATGTGGCTAATGGCTCAGGAACACCGCGAAATAAATGTAATGGTGCTGGTCGGCAAGAGTGAGGACAACGCAAAGACGCTGTTGGGCGACATTCAGGCAGAATTGCAGTATAACCAGCGTTATATCCACGATTTCGGGGAACAGTATAACGTCGGCACTTGGGAAGAGGGCGAATTTGTCACACGCTCGGAAGTAGCCTTTTTCGCCCGTGGCCGTGGGCAGTCGCCCCGTGGTCTGCGCTACCGCTCCCACCGCCCGGATTATGTAGTCATTGACGACCTCGACGATGACGAGTTGGTAGAAAGCCCGGCACGTGTCACTAAACTGTTTGACTGGGTGCGTTCCGCATTGTTCGGAACTCTTGACGGCGGACGCGGACGCTTCATCATGGTAGGCAACCTCATTGCCAAAAATTCAGTGCTGGCGAAGTGGTGCGACATCAAGTCGGTACACGTTACCAAGGTGAACATTTACGACAGCAAGGGCGGCATTTCGTGGGCTTCCAAATGGACACCGCAGGAAGTCAAGGACATTGAGAACGTGGTGGGTTATCGCGCCTTTCAAAAGGAATATATGAACAATCCCATAATTGAAGGCGCAATTTTCCGCAACGAATGGATCCGCTGGGGAAAACGCCCTGCCTGGTCCAAGTTCTCGGAACTCGTCCTGTACATCGACCCCTCATTCAAGGGTTCAATAAAGAATGACTACAAGGCTGCGAAACTTTGGGGAAAGGCAGGCACGATGCTTTACCACCTCCGCGCCTTTGTTCGCCAGTCCTCCGTTGCCGAAATGGTGCGGTGGTGTTATGACCTGTACGAGTGGACCAGGGAGCAGGGCATTTCCGTCCGTTGGTATATGGAAGCCAATTTTATGCAGGACACCATACTGGACGAGTTCCGCCGTGAGGGTGAACTGCGCAGCTACCAGTTGCCTATTACAGGCGACAAGCGCAAGAAACCGGACAAGTTCCAGCGTGTGGAAGCCATAAGCCCGCTGTGGGAACGTGGCTTTGTAGTGTACGACGAGACACAAAAGGACGACCCGGACATGCTTGCCGGCATTGACCAGACACTGGCTTTTGAAAAAGGAATGCGCGGACACGACGACGCCCCCGATGCCGACGAGGGCGCAATCTGGCTGTTACAGAGGGACACCCGCGCAAAATCATTTAACCCCTCTTTCGGCAGGAGGACTAATGCAAAAAATGTATCATGGTAATCATTGACTACTTATGCGCCTGCCTGTTTGACTGGCGCAAGAAAAAGGCTATCAAGCAAGCCAAAAAATCAGCGGAGCTTTACCGCAAAAAATTCCTGGTGCTCGTACATAACGGACGCCCCGTCTGCGTTTCCATGCAGGGCATTAAGCAGCTGATAAAACAGCATAGGTTTGCCCCCGGCTTCACAGCGGAGAAGGCACGCCAAATCGCCATTTATGAAGCCAACCCCTCTAATTCCTCCGCCCATGTTTCTGACCGTTGACGATTACCGCCCTGTCTGCGACCAGTACGAGTTTGAGCAGATAACCCAGAATGAGGACATACGGCTTTCTGCGGAAGCCGCCGCGGTGGAACAGATATCCTCATACCTGCGCCACCGCTATGACACTGACCGCATTTTCTCCGCAGTCGGGGAATGCCGCAACCCAATGGTCGTGCAGTGCGCCGTTAATATATCCCTGTGGCTCATGGTTCACAGGCTGCCCCAGAACATGGGACACGAGCGCCGCGAATGCCTCTACAACGACGCCATTAAGTGGCTGCGTGATGTCCAGGCTTCCAAAGCGTCCCCGGATCTGCCTGTATATGTGTCGGAGGACGGCTCCACCGACACACATAACCCCATACGCACCGGGTGCATGAAGCCTAACCGTTACGACTATTAAAGACCAATTAAACGCTGTTTAACCGATGTTTCGACTATGCGCAAGAATAGAGATTAAGGGCGACCGGTCATGGTCGTTTGACTTCGCCAATGCCGTGGAGATAACCCGCGATATGGAGAAGCTGACCACGGAAGCCAAAATCACCATGCCTAAAAAAGTCAAATGGGACGGTGCGGACGAGATACCTGTCAAGCGTGGCGACACGGTTACTGTTTCATTGGGATATGACGGCAACCTGCAAACGGCGTTTGCCGGCTATGTCAGGGATGTGGGCTTCAAAACGCCAATAGTGATAACCTGCGAGGATGATATGTTCAAGCTGAAACAGATGCCGGCACAGAAAAAGGCGTACCGCTCCGTTACGCTTGAAACACTTCTGAAAGACCAGGGAATAAACTACCGCCTTAACATCATGGGCGAGCAGGCGCTTGGGGCTTACAGGGTAACGGCCGACACTGTGGCCGCCTTGCTCGGCAAGTTATCGGAACAGGGTGTCCGTTCCTTTTTCCGCTATGAGGACGGCGAGCCTGTGCTGTACTGCGGTGTTCTCTTTGAAAGGGACACGAAACCCTCGCAGGTGTTCAAAACTGGGCTTAACATCATTTCAGACCAAAGCCTGCAACAGCAGAAGGCCGAAAACATGCGCCTGCTCGTCAAGGCGGTCAGCCTTATGCCGGACAACAAAAAAATTAAGGTGGAAGTGGGCGACGCGGACGGTGAGCGCAGGACACTGCACACCTACAACAAGACGGAAAGCGAACTGAAAGCCTGGGCGCAGCAGGAAGTAAAACGCCTGAAACGCGACGGGCTGACCGGCTCGTTCACCACTTTCGGGCACACCCTCGTTGATTGTCTTGATGCCGTCGGCATCATCATCGACGGAGTAAAAATGGGCGTGTATCAGGTTAAAAAGAACGTGATTAAATACGGCGACGGCGGCTTCCGCCAGGAAATAACCCTCGGGCTGCGTGTCGGCTAAAATTACAAGATTATGGGAAGTATTAGAGATGCTATAAGACAGCTTGCACAACAGGACGGGGAAACGGCCGCCCTTGTGTGTACCGTGGACGAAATAGACAAGGAAGCCCGAACCGTGGACTGCACGCCTATAAACGAAGGTGCGCCGCTCCTTGGTGTCAATCTGCAAGCCAATCAGGGGTCGGACTTCGGTCTGGTCATTTATCCGGAAAAAGGGGCTTACGTGGTTGTCGGCTTCGTCGCTGACGGTGCCGCCGGGGTCGTGCTCGCCACGGACAAGATAGAGTCCGCGGAACTGGTTATCGGGGAAACTTCCGCCGTCATTGATGCGGACGGCCTACGTGTGGAAACTTCCAAGATGTCCGCACACATCAACAAGGAGGATATTATTTTCAACGGCGGTAAACTTGACGGCCTGATCGTTATCCAGAAGCTCACTGACAAGCTCAATGAACTTGTGAACACTTTTAACAGCCATACGCATAATGTTACCGTCTCACACCCGGGAGGGTTGTTTACGACCATTGCCCCGGGCAGTTCCGCAAAGCCATTCAACAAATCCGATTACGAAAACACCAAGATAAAGCAATGAAAATTTTAGGACTTCAAACAGATACGGCAACGGCTGACCTGCTCGTTCATCAGCGCTCCGCCGTCGTTGCAGAGGCTTCCGGCTTCATTGCCGAAATTGTCCTTCTTTCCGCACCCGGGGACTTCAAGGAAATGCCCATCCTCGGTGCTGATGCGCCCGCCATGCTGGCCGCCAACCGCGACCCGTTCTGGCCGGGAAACACAAAAAAGATGCTGCATAACATTGGGCTTGATGTCTCGGCAATAACCGTTGCAGACACCGGCGTAATCACAATTTCATAGATATGGAAATAACAGTAAAGGACCGCCAGACACTTCTTGACGTTGCAATCGTCGCCCTCGGCTCCGCTGCCGGGGTGTTCGCGTTTATAAGGCGCAACGGCATATCCCTTACCGCCAGGCTTGCGGACGGGCAGGTTCTGGCTTATGATGCCGCCGACATCATAGCCCCGGCAATACGCGACACATACGATGTACGCGGTTTGTCCCCGGCCACCGACATTGACAGCGCAGAATACAAAAGCCTGCTGATTGCAACAGGATCATCCGCTAAACGGTACAACGACACTATGGCGGACACAGTAACGGAACAGCCCGGCGGTACGCTGCAAGTGGACCCATTGGAGGAAGCCATTGCCGATGCCATTGCCGGACGGCCACCGAAAAAGAACACGGAAATACACCTTACACGTATATTTCAAAATCCGTTCGACGACATATTCGCATAATTTTAATACTCATTATAATGGAAAATTTTACACCCATACCCTTGCAGTCGCTTGACACCGAAGCCCTGGCGGAACGTGCCGTCGCCATTCGTGACGCGGTACAGGCCAAGACGGTATCAGCCGCACAGGTAGGCTCTCTTTTTTATGACTTGGTGCAGTGTTGCGGAAATGTCCGTGACGCTCTCGAACTTTTCATAAACACCAACCTGCCGGAAATTCAGCAGGACATTGACCAAAGGCTCGCCGGGGTGGACTCTGCCGTGGAGAAAGCCGCAGCGGAGTTGCAGAAGTCCGAAGCCTCACGCGCTTTGGTGGAGTCGCTGGTGGCTTCGCTATCGTCCCAGAACCTTGCCGCGCCGCTACGTATTGACATAAAGCGATACCCGGACTCGGTAACACTGACCAACACGATGCGCCCGCGCATTGATGCCGCCCTGTTCCCTCGTTTCGGGCTTGGCTCCATTTTCTTTTATGCCGAAAACTCGGCCGCAAGAATAACCCCGGACGGGGAAATTATCCCTCTGGAACAGGGAACCGCCCACATATATGCGGTGGCAACCGGAAACACTTCCGTTTACAAATCCATCAGCATTGAGGTGGTACCGCCACGCCTGCGCATTGCAGGTGATGCGCTGCGCCTCGATGCGGAAGGCAATTTAAGACTCACATAATGGCACAGGCAAGACATATAAACTACAAAAGCGACTTTGTCCTCCGTGAGCGTTTCCGTAATGCTTCCGGGGATATTGTCGCATTGCCCGATGTTGATTTCACGCTTGAATATCAGACCAAGCATGGGCACAAGTTCACCGCATCACGCACAGGCGGAAAATATGAGAATTGCACGCCCGACGGTGATGCCCTGCTCGTCATTTTCAAGGATCACGGACTTTGTGAGGGCGAACTGTGCAGGGAACTGCATTTGTGCCTGATTAACGACCTTATGCCGGACGGGCTCCAAAATGTCTATTACCCCGAAAAAATCAACGTGCAGCTGTGGCACCTCGCCACCGACACGGAGGGCGTGATAGAGTGCGACGCATTGGCCGCCTATACCCGTGGGCTTCCGTTCACTTATGAGGACTTCACGCCGGAACAGCTGGCTAAGCTCAAAGGCGACAAGGGGGACGCATTCACTTATGATGATTTCACCCCTGCACAAATAGAACTGCTCCAGAAGCCCGCAAACGCTGCTGCGACACAAGCCAACGAAGCGGCAAGGAAAGCCACAGAAGCGACCACAAAGATATTGAGCCAGGGGCAGAAACTTGCCGACATTGCAGACAAGGCGGTCAAGGACTGCAACACCGAAACGCAGAAGGCAAAGACCGCCACGGAACAGGCAAACACGGCCACCCGAAACGCACAGGCTGCCGCCGTTGAAGCACAGTCGGAAAGGGTGCTGACCGAACAGACACGCCAGCAGCTTGAAATCGTGGCGGAACGCGCGGAACAAGCAGCGCAGCCTATTCCCTCGGGGCTTCGTGTGGAAACGCCTGCCCCTGTAACTATCGGCAACCCCGTGCCCCGATATATTGCCGCAAAGGTGCTGCCACTCTCCGCACTGCAAAACATCATTTTTCAGACCGACGGCAATGCCGCCGGCATTGAACCGGACGGGCGCATCGTGCCCAAAGAACCGGGAACGCAAAGGGTGCATGTCATTCCAACAGGCGGCACACGGTATTACAAGACAATCAGCCTTACCGTCGTGGCTCCTGCCTTGCGCTTGTCTGCCTCTGACACGCTGCGTCTGGACGCTTCCGGAAACATACGTTTAACTTAACATTTTGAATAATGGCAAACCTCATTACTAACATACGGGACTGGTTCGACCGCCCCACAAGGTCTGAAATAATGACATTGGCGCGTAAGGCGTCAAGCAAGCAGGGGCTCAAGGTTACAGCTCAGCTGCTCCAGCAGACCGACACACTTACAAAAAAGGACATTGCGGACTGGCGCAGTGCCCACCAAATGGCCATTGACTACGAGAACCCGAACCGCTGCCGACTTTATGACATTTATGCAGATGCGGTTCTGGACGCCCACCTGTCCGGCTGTATCGGGCAGCGTAAGGGCAAGACACTTCAAAAGGACTTCCGTCTTGTGGGGAAGGACGGCAAAGAGAACACCGAAGCCACCACACTGTTGCAGCAGGAATGGTTCACGGACTTTATGGACCTTTGCCTTGACAGCCGTTTTTGGGGACCTACACTCATACAGCTGGGGGATATTATACACGACGAAGACGGCGTTATGCGCTTTGACGGCGTGGACCTTGTGCCGCGCAAACACGTCGTGCCTGAATATGGGGTCGTGGTAAGGTCGCCGGGCGACGACTGGCACAGCGGCATATCTTACACCGACGGGGACTTCGCCAACTGGGTTGTACCTGTCGGCAAGGGGCGTGACCTTGGCCTGCTGTTGAAGTGCTGCCCCTCCTGCATATCCAAAAAGAACATGCTGGCTTTCTGGGATATGTTCGGTGAAATTTTCGGACAGCCTATGCGTATCGCCCACACTTCAAGCCCGGACGAAAGCGAGCGCAGACGGATTGAGGAAGCGCTCCAGAATATGGGCGCGGCATTCTGGTCACTGTTCCCGGAAGGCACGGACATAGAGATTAAGGAAAGCAGCAGAGGCGACGCCTACAATGTCTATGACAAGCGTGTGGACCGCTGCAACTCGGAACTTTCCAAAGCTGTGCTGATGCAGACAATGACCATTGATTCGGGTTCCTCACTCTCACAGTCGGAGGTGCACCTTGAAATTTTTGAGCGTGTAACGGAAAGCGATGCCGCAATGGTGGCAAATGTGGTCAATGGGCGGTTGTTGCCGCTAATGGTGCGCCACGGCTTCCCTGTGCAAGGCTTGCGCTTCCAATGGAACAACGCGGCATCATACACCCCGGCCGAACAGCGAGAAATTGAACGCCTGCTGTTGGAGTATTACGAGATACCGCCGGAATACTTCACGGACAAATACGGCGTGCAGATAACCGGTGCCCGTGAAGCCAAGACACAGCCGGACCGTTTTTTCGACTAAGCCCCGCACCTGATGCCGGGCTGCGGGGCTCATATCGCGCGTTTAACCGTGCTTTGGGCGACTTGTATAGCGACGACCTCCTGCGCCTTGCAGAAGGCGATACGCGCCCCGATTTTGACGATACGGCATTCTTTGACGCTGCCGGCATGGTCTATAATGCGGGGCGGTTTGATGCGTCCATGCTGAACACTCCGGAAGCACGCAAGATGATTGCCGAAACGCTCCGCATACTTAAAACCGGGATTGATGCAGGGCTGCCGGTTGAAGTGCCGGAAGTCGTGCGCTATGCCCTCGAAAACAATGCTTTCATTTTCTCCGGGTTCAAGGCGTTTCATACGCTCCGCGAAGTCGGTTTGTCCCTGCTTACGGACAAGGGCGAAATAAAGCCTTTTGAGACATTCCGCCACGATGTGGAGAATGTGAACAAGCGGTATAACCACAATTACCTGTATGCGGAATATAATCACGCCGTAGGGGCTTCGCTGATGGCTTCACGCTGGCACCAGATTGAAGCCGACGGCGACAAATACGACCTGCAATACCGCACGGCCCAGGACGACCGCGTGCGTGAGGATCACGCCATACTGCACGGCACGACGCTGCCGCCGTCTGACCCGTTCTGGGGCAAGTATATGCCACCTAATGGGTGGAACTGCCGTTGTACCGCCGTACAGGTCAGAAAGGGCAAATATCCGCTTTCTGACCCTGCCCTGTCTATGCAGAAAGGCGACAACTGCACCGAAGCCGCAAAACAGCAGATTTTCCGCTTCAATCCGGGCAAGGAACTGCAACTGTTCCCGCCTAAGCACCCATATTTCAAAGGTCCAAAAACGGAACAGTTAAAGCAATCCATTGACGGCTACACTCCTGCTGAATGGACGCCCAAAACAATAGCAGAAGCAGAACAGTTCTACCATGACAAATTAGGCGTAAACTGTTCACTGAAAGGCTTTACGTCAAAGCAAATGGAGCAAATTAAGGCTATTTTCCGAAGTGTTGAACGTCATTTTGAATGTTACCCGGAACTAAAAAAGAAAACGCAGTATGTCGGCACAATTCAGGGACGTGTGGATTTGCTTGTGCAAAAGAAATTTCAGGAACTTAAAAAGGACTCCAGATACGAAAGCCTCGGGGATGACTATCTTATGGAGTATGCGAAAAAATTCATTAAAAGTTATAAAGTCGGTCCCTCTAAAAATACGTATGCTTATTCTCATGGGGCTTTCAGCGAATGGGGACTGGCTGGCATTGCTTTTAATACCATGTGGAAAGGTGATAAAATAGACACATCACTCGCAAACGATGTAAAGAGTAAATGGCACCCTGTCGGAACAGATACATTAAAGGCTGTTTTTGACCATGAACTCGGCCACGAAATAGACCGACTTATCGGGCTGCGCAATAATTCTGATTTTTTGAAATTGTACAATGAAGAAAGATTAAAAGGCAAGGAGCATATTATGGACAACCTTTCCTCATACGGCTATAAAAACGCGGCTGAATTTATTGCAGAGGCGTGGTCTGAATACCTCAATAACGAAAAACCGCGACCTATTGCGGTTGCGGTTGGGACTATAATAAAAAGATTGTATGCAGAAAAGTATCAAGATTCAGGCTCCACGTCAGCGGCTACATAAACGCGCATTGTATCGCGTGGCCTTGCCGGCTCAAATATATAATTGCCTTTTTGACCCTCAAATATATGGTCGTGGCTCTCTGCACCGTCTTGCATTATCTCAATCGGGATAATGTCAAACGCCGCACAAGTTAAGCCTTTTACAAAGTGCTTGCAATGCTCACACGTATAAGGACATTCCTCTATTTTGTCTATAATCTTTGCCATACCGCAAAATTACAATTTTTATTTGATTAAATAACAATTAAACGCCAATTAAATGCTCAACGCCAACGAATTAAAAACGGACATACTCAACGACCTGCGTGTGGAACTGTCAGAAGAGTTCGACCGAAACTTTGAGCGCAAAGCCTTTTTCTCGGACAAATGGAAGCCACGAGCATACGATTACCCCAAAGGTTCGCTCCTGCTCGTTACCGGTGCCATGCGCCGCTCCACGCAGGGGCGCGTTGAGGGCAACGGCGTGCGGTTCTCATCAGCCCTGGCATACGCAGCCATTCACAATGAAGGCGGCACCGGGTTTAAGCCTGTCAAGTCACACCAGCGCAAATCAAGGAAAGGAAAGGTTTACACGGTTCGCGCACATACCCGAAAATTCACAATGCCGAAACGCCAGTTTATCGGGGACGGTCCAGACACACAGCGGCTTATTAGGGGTGTAATTGATGCAAATCTGCAAAAGTTTAATTTATCATTAACCAACTTCATAAAGAAATGAGAAAAGCAATTTTTTTAGCCATTGCGGAAGCACTTTGCCCGGCAAATCCGTCTGACCCAAATGCCGACACTTCAAAAAACATAGTTCCGTATGTGGACTTATGGAATGACCAGGTAAACCTCCTTGGCGGCGGAACAGCCTTTGAAACGCCTGCGGTGTTCGTGGAGTTTGAACAAATAGACTGGAAACAGCAGAACGCAGGGGCACGCCGTGGCGAAGTTGCGGTGCGTCTCCACATCGTAACTCGTGCCGTATCTGCACACGGCTTTCATGATCAACGAATGGAGGAAGCTCTTGCCGTGTTTGACCTGATAAATGCAATCAACGCAAAAATGCAAGGTTTGCGCGGTGAAGGCTTTGCCGGCTTTCAGCTTACCACCTCCGCAACCAACCACAACCACACTGAACTTGTGGAGAATGTGGAGCGGTTGGTAACATCTGCCCAGGACTGTACCGGAATGCGTCAGTTTACACGCGCTGTCGGCCTGTCCGCGGACATTTCAGCCACAAAGTAATACAGCAGCACCCCTGGCGGTTCAAAGTCCGTCAGGGGTGCCATTAAATGCCCTAATCAAATAGTGTAGGCGTGTTGTCTTGCCGGGGTTGCTGTTCATTGTCCGGGGATATTCCCAAATAACTCAGGTAAGTGCGGTAACAGATACCAAACTCTGGTTCAATCCAATGCCGCCAAACAGCCCTGTAACATTTTGCCTGGTTCCCGGCTTCATAATGCAGTGCGGTGAGCGCTTTAATCTTTTTCGCTCTCGCTATCGTACTTTTATGCCGTTTGCTCATTGTCATTTGCCCGATTATTAGTACCTTTGCGCTATCCTTTTACATCGGGCGGCGTCTGTTTACTGTCTTCGGGCAAATGTGAGCTACGCTGCTTTTTTTATGCGCCTGTTTCTGCTTCCGGCTTTTCGGTTTCCTGCTCCGTTTCCACCATATCAACATCAGTTATGCCAAGTGGAATGTTACGCCACCCGTTGCCGGTTGTCTCATCACGGTACTGCGCACGGATATATCGGCGCGTTGCGGTAGGCATATAACTTTCTTGAATGATTTTAACGCCCTCCTTGAACTGGTCGTCGCTGCTTTCCTCAGCCATTTTCGCCAGCTGAAGCACACGGCTTGCATTGAGGTTGCCCTGCTTGTCCTTGCTCAACAGCCGGAGCACCGTATTTACAAGGGTCTTGGTCTTTTCGTCCGTGGCAAGGCTTTCTATGTACTTGCGCACCATTGCGATGCCGGTTTCCGCCATATCGCTCCAGCCGTCAACCGTATTGACACCAAGGGTCAGGCGCAGGCTGCTTTCAGAATTGGTGAAAGTGTGGCTGTACTGGCCGTCCTCCTTAAAGCCCACGACTTCCTCTTTCATATCAAGAACGGTTTTGAAGTTGCTGAAAACCGTGTCCTTTACCGTGCGTATGTCCTGGCTCAACTTGCGGAGTTCCGGCACGGCTTGCGCCAGTTCCTCATCGACCAGTTGCTGATACGTTACGCGGGCTGCCTTGCGGCGCTCCGCTGCTTCCTTTTTCTCTTTGTCTGCCTTGTAGGCTTCCCATTCCTCCCGCTCCTTGGCGGTCATTGTTACCTGTTCACTCATTGTTTAACGGGTTTTAATTGATTATTAAATACTGTTTATTATTCGCCTTTATCCTTTTACACCGGCGCAGTGTCAGTTGTCGTAATCTTCCGTGTCCGGCGACTCGAAGTCAAGCGAGCCCGCCTCCTCACTTGCCCACCATGCAAGGGCGTCCAGCAGTTCGATCTTGGCGTTCTCCGCCATGTCTGCCGTCTGCTCCTGCACATAGGCTTTAATTCTTTCCAGTTCCTTGCCCATTATTATTCTGTTTAGTTAGTTCTATTCGTTTCGGTAGTACCACGCAATAATTACAGGCTTCACAGCAACGGCCGAAAGTTGCCACCGGGTAGGGGTCATTACCACCCTTGCGCAGTTCTCCGCCACAAATGCAGCAGCGTCCTTGTCTGTCTTTTTCCATATTCGGTCAGTTTAATACAGGGTTGGTTACTTTGCCTCCGCCAAGCGTCTGCATAAGCAATGCGCCTGTAAGTGCGTCCACATTCTTAATGTCCTTGGTCTTGTTGTTGAATGCCGCTATAAGGTTGCGCAACCGTTCCCTCGGTATCTTGTTGAAGTCGCTGTAACCTGACGCACGACACGCGATGCCTTTTATCTTGCTTATATTCTGTTCCTGGCTCGTTTCACGCAGCCAGCAGCCTATCGCTGCAATTAGCTGTTTTCTCAGTTTGTCAAGCGATGCGGTGCCGTCCTTATGGTTCACCTGTTCGCTCAACTTGGCGCAGATGTCAATTAACTGATGCTGGCTGAGGTCCCGGCTGCTCTCTACGCCCCAGCTTTGCAGTAGCGTGCTCTTTTGGTCCTCTGACAAACCAAGGACGCTGCAAAGGGTGTGGAACTTTTTAAGTAATCCACGGTGGATCTGGTCCATTGTCTTGTTTTCTTTTGCCATAGTCATTTTTCTTTTATTTGATTTAACCAGTATGCGTCTGCTCCCTCTTTCCAGATTATAAAGTCCTTGCCGCCCTCTCCAAGTTCCGGCACCTCGTAGCGTGTTGTTACAAAAGCCTTGTAGCCCTCCACCCTGATTTTTATTTCTGCGTCATAGCGGATTGATACCGCGAGGTTTCCTTTGGGTTCTCCGTGCTTCTCCTGGCTTATGAAAATGAAAAGTTTGTCCGGGAACTCATCTTTTAACTTGGTGTAGTCGTTCCATTTCCAGCCGTGCAGATATTGCACGCTGTCAATCACTACGACTTCCGGACTTTTACGCTTGTTCAGTCTGGTGCGAAGGTCTGCCATACATTCCTTATTCAGCAGGATTATTTGGCTGCCTACTTCCTCCATTCCCACACGTTCCCAAGCCTTTTGCAATGACAGGCTCAAGCCCTGTTCAAGTGAGTTATAAGCCACTTTCCGAAACTTACACAGATACTTGCAAAGCATCAGCAGGAAAGTGGTCTTACCGCTGCCGCTTCCTCCGAAAATCAGCCAAGCGCCGCGCAGTTCTGGACGGCCGAAACTTGCCAAGAATGGCCCGTCAAAATCCGCCGTCTCGAACTGTGCCGCCAGCACGTTTTTATTGCTTATTGCTCTGCCCATGTTGCATTAAATCTCCTGTATTTTCTTATCTTTCACAACGACACCACGGAAGCCGCAGGCACGCATAACCTTGGCAAATGCACGGTGTTTGACTGCCACGTCATCGGCGGTATCGCCTGTTATGGTTACTTCTACGAACCGAAGGTGCAAGCGTGTGCATTGTTTAACCGCGAAGTCCACAGGCAAACTGTTTTCAAGCCATTGCCCCAGTGGCTCCGGCACCGCTTTCGCTTCAAGCCCTATGCTGAATTTGTAGTTCATCATTTTGCTTCTTTTCTAAACCAGCAGACTATGTTATTCACGAAGTCGCCCACGCAGTCCAAAAATTTCCCGAAGTCCTCCGTATTCACAACCACACGAACAATGGCCAGTGGCAAATAAATCACATACAATGCACAGACCGCTATGCCTGCAACGGCAAATGCAATTGTAGCAAGCACTTTGCTTAATACTTGGTTTTTCATAATGCACCTCCTTTCAAGGCTGCCCATACGCTGCGCTTTACACGGCGAAGGTCGCCCTCACTTTCGTTTATAATTCTGTTAATGCCTTTGGTGTCGTTCAGTCCGTTTGCCACGCACACGGCTGCGATGTCCTCGCTGTTCAACACCGGCAGTTTTACGAACTTGCGCCCTATACGGCTGTATATCTCTGCATATCCCTTGCGGTTCAGCCTGACACCTCGTTCAATGCGCTTTTGCAGGAAGCTGGTTGCGGTCAGGATTATGCCGCAGTGTCCCTCCAGCTGGTTATAAAGGCTGATGAAGAAATAAAGCACCTGGTCAGTCAGTTTGTCGGCTTCGTCAAGGATTATAAGGGGCGCGTCCTTGCGTTTGAGAGTGTCCACTATATCGTCCATCATTTCGCTTACCGTCGTGCCGCTCACGCTTACACCCATACACTTCAAGAGCTTGCCCATAAAGGTGCGGCGGTTCCAGTACTCCGAACAGGTCAAGTGGTATGCGTTGGCGTGTCCGGCGGCATAGTTCTTAATGGCCTCTGTCTTGCCGCACCCCGCATCACCGGTAACGGCAAGCACCAGCGCATCGGTCTGGGCATTGGTCAGCGTGAAGGTCATGCACTCGTATGCCTTGGTGTTCACGACCTGCCACCCCTCGGGCTTTCCGCCTGTCTGCGCGGCTATCGTGCGCCACATTTCGTCGCTGATAGTGTCCCATGAGCCTGCAAGCACTTTGCTTATTGTGGCACTGCTCACGCCGTTAAGGCTGTTGGCTGCTTTGTTCTGGCTTCCCTTTTGGTCACAATATGAGCGCAACTGCTCGCAAATCTGTTGTTTCTGTTCCTTTTGCATCGTTTAATTGTATTTAAGTTGTTGTTAAATCAGTATTTTAGAAAATCGAATAATCATCAGCGCGGTAGTCGCTTGTGTCTGTTGCAGCCGCTCCCTGCGGAATGACAGGCACGTCCACCGCCTTAACCTCTATGGCTTCTACATCAGCCGCCGCAAGGCGTTTCATACTGCGCTGGTCCTTGTGCTGTCCTTTGCTGTCTGTAATCAGCAGGCGGTCTTCTATGCTGCCACGCAGTGCCGGTGTACTCGCTATCAGTTGCTCGGTCCGCTGGTAGTTCAGTGCCATGCGCTCTGCGGTCTGCTTTTCCAGCTGCTTGTTGAAATCCTGCACACGTTCCAACTGCTCATAATCGCCTGGCTTGCGGTCTGCAAGTGCCATAGGCTGCACATACTTTTCTTTGAGCATATAGCGGCGTGTGCCGTCGTCATTCACAGCCAGAATTTCGCTGAGGTCGTCAGGGTCATACTTCACCGTCCAACGCTCCGCGGCATGTTCGCGGAATGTCAGGTCGAAGCAGTCATAATCACGCTTGACGCCTAAAATGGTCGGGCGCAATCCGCAGCCCTCCAATGCGTTTTTGAAGCCTGTTTCCTGCCCGAAGTTCAAGAGGTACTGTTCACGGCTCAACGGCAAGCGGCGTTCAGGGGCCAAGTTGCTCATAAGCTCACGGAACCTGTCCACCTTGCACATTCTTTCCAGATACATCACCTCATCTATCTGCTTGCGCACGCCCTGCTCGTCGGGGAACTGGTGACGCAATTTGTTCAACGCCTCACTGTTCGGCTGTTTCTTTGGATCCGTGGTTACACCGTAGCCGCTCCAGTTGTTGAACCTGTTGCAGAAAGTAGTGTTTAAGTAGTTGAAATATGCCTCTACGGGCTTCGCCTTGGCATTCTTTACCCTTGCCGGGGTCAGTTTATCACCCATGACGGCATAAAGCGGCGACATTGCCTTAAATGCGTAATGGTCGCACTGTATCTGGTTGGATCGGAGCATTTCTCCGAACAACTCCCGGCTGTGTACCGCAGCATTGCGCAAAGCCTCTTTTATCAGTTCGGGACATTCCTGCTTGCCGACAGCATAGCCTATCGGGTAGTCAATGCAGGGGTCAAGCACTACGACTATGGTAAGGCGGTTGGTGTAGGTCGTTACATTTCCGCGCTTGGTCTGCTTGGTGTCCTGGTATAACAGTTCCACGGTCCAGCCGTCAAGCGTCCACATCAGGAATGGTGCGGTCGGACGACTGCGCTTAACCTGCATTTCCTTGTTGTTCCGGAAGTTTGAAACGCCCAAACGGCCGGCACTGACCACCACGTCCAATTTTTCACGCCACACGCCCACGGCTGCCGGTGTTATCTCTTTCCACCCAATCTCACGCGCAGCATGGTTGTAGTAGTCTGCGACACGCACATCTGTAAGGTTGTTATGGTGGCTCAATATCGTAGCCAGCAAACTTTCCTGATCCTCCGTTACCACCTTGCCGGCATTGTTGTTCTGGTACTTGCCGCTTATAAAGCATTCGTAACCGCTCGCCAGATATTCAGAGAACTTCATTTGCAGACGGCGCGGACTGCGTGGCAGTGAATGAGGGTAACGGTCTGCCAGATATTCAAGCGAATTGGCAGCCTTGCGCCAGAACTCACCCAATGGAGCACGTTTGTTACCGCTCTTGCTGCGCTTGCTTTGGCAGTCCTCAATACAACGGCGAAAGGCATTCATGATGGCACAGTTATTAGCAAGTTCCACCTGCTTGGCTTCCGGCAAGTTCCTGCCGTCTGAAAGCTTATAACTCTGATAGAACAACAGGGCTGCGCCGTCCGGCTCTATCGTGTCCATAAATTCGCGGCTGTCTGCCTGTTCCTGCAAGTCCGGGTAACGCTTGTAAACTTCTGTACGCCATTTGAGCGGCAAACTGTCCACGACAAACAAGGCTGCACGTCCATTACCACCCTTTTGTACCTGTTGCACCTGTCCCTTGCGTACAAGTGCTTTAAGGTTGGAGGTGGTGATTATGCGCCCGGTCAGTTCCGCATGGCTGATACAAACTTGTCCGTTAATCGTCTCCATACTTACAAGCTTTCAGCAAACAGTTGAATCTCGGTAAGCTTTGCAAGGGGGATATTTTCCCATTTTCCTACACTCTCACCTTTGCGGTTATACACTACCACATTGCCGGTGTCTTTGTCCGCCTCCAGCTTCACGCCATTGTCGAAGTTCTGGAGCATCAGTTTCCGACCGTCTGCCGTAACATTGTGCAGGGTTTCACACTCCGGCAAGTGGTGCATCGGCTTGCCTTTATAGTCTCTTACCGCCACATAGCGGATTTTACGCGCCAACGATGAGTCCTTACGGTAGGTCAGCGCCATATACACGAAAGTTTCTGTACACTTGAACAGTTTAGCCAACTTGGTCTTGTTGGCGGTTGTTACGTCGATGTAACGTCTTGATGCTGTTTCCATATCCTTTTACTTTATTATAAATCTGTGTTTTACTTGCCCACCTGCCCATTTTTTTGTACTTTTGGTGGCTGTTAAAGTAGTAACACGCTGCAAAGATAATAGGAAATTTCCTAACAATAAAATAATTTCATAGGATTTTTTCTACACAGTAGCACTTTATCAGGGACTCGCTTCATTTATAATCATGACGTGTTTTCAAGTCA